ACAGACGCCCGTACAGACGGCACACAAGCTGCTTTCTCACAAGCCAACTTTGACACTGTTATGCAGTCAATCTGGGTTGCTGGTGGTAAGCCAGACACAGTGTACCTCTCTGCATTCCAAATGAATGTAGCTCTGGGCTTCACTGGTAACAACAACCAGCGTTCCAGCGTACAAGCTGGCGACGAGCGCGTTGTTAAATCCTTGGCAGTATATGTAACCCCTTGGGGAAGCGTAGAATTTATGCCAAGCCGTGAGAACCGCTCGCGTGATGTGTTCATCATGCAAGACAACATGTGGGAAGTTGCTTCCTTGCGTGGCACGAAGAACGTGGCATTGGCAAAAACCGGCGATAATACTACCCGCCAAGTTGTGACAGAACTGACACTCTGCGCAAAAAATGAAGCTAGTTGCGGCATCATTGCCGACTGTACAACTTCATAATCTAACAGATGGGGGCGGGAGACTGCCCCCATTTTCCTTTAAGTGGAGACCAATATGACAAAAGCTACAGTAACCGTTGCAAATGTATTCACATCTGCTGGCAAGTTTTTCAAGGGCGACGTGGTTGACCTTCCCGCTGACGAAATAAAATCAATCAACGAAATCCGCGCTGGTGCGCTTGAGGCTGAAAAGAAGCCAATGTTTGCCAAAAAGGCTAAAGCCCCGGCAAAGAAAAAGCGTGCGCGCAACGAGAATGGCACTCTGCGTGCTGACGACCCGTCAACGATCCACATCAACGAGGCTTGGGTCAATGATTAATACATCGACTAAAGTCTCGGAAAAGATCACGTTTGATGGCGAAGATAACATGGTTATCAAGCGCACCTTCGACGCATCACATATGCTCAAGGATGCGGCGCAGGCCCGTGAGGTAACGAAGAACAGCTTTGGCTCTGATTACAAGCACGTTGGCAATGTTGACATGGCCTTGTTGGCCGTATGGCTGAAAGAGGCTGGAGTTGCTTGGACGGATACACAGGCCGTCAAAGATGTGTTAAAGCGTAAGTTAGCAAGCAATGAGTTTAGCGCCCTTCGGGTCTGGGAAGGCAGTTACTAAAATGGAAATGGACGCGATCTTGAATATACTTTTTGGAGTTGTAATCGCTGGCATTGGTTGGTGGTTAAAAACACAGCGCGAAGAACTGGATCGCCTCCGCATTTTACTTAACCGCACCCGCGAGGAAATGGCAAAGGAATATGTCACGAAGTCAGACAGCTCTGAGGTTCTCTCTCAAATTATGAACAAGTTTGATCGGCTTGAAGAGAAAATTGACAGGCTGATGGATAGATAAAATGCTTTGCGCGCTGGTCTTTGTGAGCTTCGGACACGCATGGGTGCAGGGCGAAGGCAATGTTTTGGTCAAATCTTGCTATTACGAGTGCGGCCAGAAAAAGATCAGCAAGGGTCAGTGGTATGACCGCAAGTACAGCGTGCCGCCGCGCTATATCTGCCCAGTGAGGTTCGCAGAAGCATGATTGATCCAATTTCCGCTATAGCCATTGCCGCCGGGGCGGTGAACAATGCCAAGTCGTTGATAGCCGCTGGCAGAGATGCTTCGTCAGCTCTGAGCAAATTCGCTGGTGCAGTGTCGGACGTAAATTACGCGGCTGAAAAGGCGAAGAATCCGGGTGTGTTCGCGTCTCTGACCGGCTCAGCAGAACAGGCTGCGATTGACGCATTCTCTGCGCAGAAGCGTTTGCAGGCGATGAAAAAAGAAATCGAAACAATCATAATGTACCAGCACGGGCCGAAGGGTCTGGAAGAATATAAGGACACGCTCCGCAAGATCAGAGCGCAACGCAAGAAGACTGCGTATCGTCAGGCTGAGATCAAAGAGGCCATAATTATGTGGGTTGTTGGCGGCATCATCGTGCTGGCTGGAATTGCTGGCCTTGGGGCCGTGTTATATTTTATCGGCAAACAGCAGGGAAAATGGTAGATGAAGGATGCAGAGATCATACGTTTGTTCGATCAGAACCTTGAGCTTGTAATTGAAGGCTTGGCTGCGCGATCCGGTCGAGAGTTTAAAGAAGTTCTGTTGCTTTTGCAGGAAGGTAGGAAACTACATGGCCCACACAATATTAGATGACTGGAAGGTTCTGCCGCGCTTGATGATGCTGGCGGTCACTGTGCTGACCTATCAAGCGGTCCATTGGTTCATGGGGCTAGATGATCCCAGCGTTGCCCAGTCAGGGCTTGTGAGCGTCTGTATGGGCGCTCTTACGGGCTGCTTTGGCATCTGGATGGGTAAGGAGCAGGCAAAATGATTGGTCAAATTATAGGATCACTCGGCGGCTTAGCTGCGAGCTACATCGACGGCAAGACTGCCGTGAAGAAAGCTGAAGCTGAGACCAAGATGAAAATTGCCACGGGTGAAATATCGTGGGAGCAAGCCGCGATTGAGGCCAGCAATAATTCGTGGAAGGATGAGGCTTGGACAGTGGCCTTCATAGCCATTGTACTGGGCAGCTTCATACCGGGCATACAGCCTTACATGGCTCAGGGTTTCGCCAATCTGGATGCTGCGCCGCAGTGGTTTCAGTGGGCGATGTATGCAAGCATAGCGGCGAGCTTCGGCATCCGCACAGTGAGAGGATTGAAAAAGTAATGGCAAAAGACCCAAGATTAGCAAGAGCTGGTGTATCTGGCTACAACAAGCCAAAACGCACACCCGGTCATAAAACCAAATCTCATGTTGTGGTGGCCAAGTCTGGCGACCAGACAAAGACAATTCGGTTTGGCCAGCAAGGCGTGTCTGGATCAAAGGAAGGCACAGCTCGCAACAAATCATTCAAGGCCCGCCACGCAAAGAATATTGCAAAGGGTAAAATGTCAGCGGCCTACTGGGCTGATAAGGTTAAATGGTGAGAGAATGGGACTATATTCAAACATTGCTAAAAAGCGTGCGCGCATTAAGGCCGGAAGCGGCGAGAAAATGCGCAAGCCCGGCACAAAGGGAGCGCCAACGGCCAGTGCATTTAAAGCGGCTGCCAAGACGGCAAAGAAAAAGGCTAAAAAATGAGCAAGGCAATGGCTATCCTCCAAACTAAAATCGGGTCAACGCCTGATGGTGAGTTTGGGCCTAATACAGCGCGCGCAATCGCAAAGTATTTCAACCTGTCCCCGGCACGCGGCGCGCACTTGATGGGGCAGGCGTCACACGAAAGTGGTGGCTTCAAGCGCACCCGTGAAAGCCTGTATTACTCCACGCCGGAGCGCATACAGGCTGTGTGGCCCTCGCGCTTCCCAACTGTTGAAGATGCTGAACCTTACGCCAAGAACCCAAACGGGCTTGCTGGCAAGGTTTACGCCGGCCGCATGGGTAACGAGAATGAGGCGCAAGCGAGCCTATACATTGGCCGTGGATTTCTACAGCTTACCGGGCGCAACAACTACCGCTCATTTGCATCTGACATGGGTGTGCCGAATGTTATGACTGACCCAGACTTGGTTGCCGACGACTACGCATTTGAGACTGCGCTGTGGTTTTTCGAGAAGAATGGCTTGTTTAAGATGGCCGATGAGGGCGTGACGGATGACGCCATCAAGCGCATCACGCGCCGCGTGAATGGCGGTTATCACGGGCTGGAGGATCGAAGCAACCAGAGCAAGAAAATCCACACTTGGCTTATGGCCTAGTCTAGCTAGGTTAGCTAAGTTGCGCGTTCAGGATCAGAAGGCCAGCGCGTCAGTTGGAAGGGCGGGCGAGCATTTGGCACTCGCCCGACTTTCGCTTGCTGGTTATCTCTGCACCTTGTGCCAGATCAGGGACCACGACGCGTATATACAAATGTATGAACGCACTCTCACGTTGCAGGTAAAGAGCGCCAGCAAGACGCATGGGGTGGGCAGAAGGTACAAATTCTACACAGCAAAGAAGAGCGGGCAGCGGTCAGATGTTTACGCCTTTGTTGCGGTGGATCTTGATGCTGTAGTCTTCCGCCGGGGCGACGAAATCTCCAAGACAACAACATATGTATATGAGTCGGAATTTCTAAAGGAAAGCCAGTCGATGCAAAAAACTCTGGACAGCTTTAAATAGTATCTTGCGGGTCGGTGTGGGTTTGATTACAAAGTTCAAGTGGGTGGCTTCAACCGTAACCTTGTTTATTGGTTAACGCGTTACCGAATGTGCCAACATCACGCCACCCACACGATTTCTAAAATATAATCCCCACCAACGTCATCAGGCCAGCGCCAGCAACGAAGCCAAAGATGGCTCCAATCAGACCGGCTGCGTTTATCATGCGCTCCATTTCCTTATCTTCCATTAATCTTCATCCTCAAACTTATTAGACAGCGGCTTGATCGGCTGCTTGCTGAATACCCAACGCCATTGGCGCTTGGTGTAGCCCGGCACTTCAACAAAGTCACGCACTCGGTAGATCTTGTCAGCCTCCCACATCTTTTTGAGATAGCTTGACGTGCGCGGCACGCTATCGCCTAGAAGCTCTGCGGCCTCTGCTGCTGTCACACGCTGGTCGTAAGGTATGAGCGAGAACAGGCGGTTCCCTTGGTCGATGCTGTGCTGCTTCATTTTCTCAGCGGCAATCAACATTGACGGTGAGGCTGTCAGTGGCCTACGCGGGCCAGACGGCAGAGGGTCACGTTTGCGCTGCCTATACATGAGTGTCTCAAACTCCCACAGGCAGTGGCCATATGTAATCTCAAAGCGCTCATGCTTATCCGTGACGCCTTCTAACTTTGCCCTCAATCGCTCTGCTGCGTCTTTTGCATCTCGCGCTTTAGCACGTCGATTAGCGCTTGCTGCTCTTCCAGCCGCTGCTTCAAGTTTGGCCTCATTTGAGTCTTCTGCTCCGTCAGCATTATGCTGTTGTTGCGCTCCAGCCTTTTTATAATAATCTGAGTTTGGTCCGTACTCACGCTTTTTCCTTTCGAGAGTTATATTAAGTTTGCTGGTGATGCGGTGTATCGTCGAGCGAGACACATTCAGTAGATCGGCCACGTCAGCCTGTGACATGCCTTGATCTGCGCAGGCAAGGACGTGTCGGGTGAGTGCTTCTGGGTCGTATTTCATTCGTCTTCCTCGCAAAATAAGCCACAATCGGGCATGGTTTTAAGTGGGCGGCCCTTGGCTTTTGGGTCAAGTTCGTCAAGGAAGATGCGCTCATTTTTAACGCGCACGAGCCTTGCGCCAAGCCTTCGAGATTGCTCCGCCCGCTGGTCAAATACATCTGGAAATTCACGGCGAACCAAATTCCAATACGTTGGGCTGGTTGCCTTTACGCAGCCAATGCAGTTGGCGTTTGGAAAGCCTCGGCCATAGATCTCAGGCAGCTTTATGCCAGCAGAGCGGATCATATCCGCACAGTCGTTCTTGGTCATGTTGGCGTCAATCAGGATCGGCAATACATTGTCACGCTCAGTCATAACGAAACGATCATGCCTGTTGCGCTCATCAACGGTAAATCCAAGCACATGCCAATCAACGGGGTTGCTTTCTTCCCATTCTTGGCGAGCGCGTTTCTTTAGCTCAACCGTACACGGCGCACCGTGGGGGAATGCCATACCCTTGCGGCGGTCAAACACGTCAACCACGGACGCCAAGGGATATTTGGAATTGACTGCGTATTGGATGTCAATACCAACCCAATTTGCAACGTCTTCAGCAAAACGCTTGTTGTCGTGATGCTCCTCAATAACAGGATTGTTGACGGCATAAACATTGTCAGCGCCATACTTATCAACGGTGAGCTTGAGAGCCGCCGCGCTGGCGGCTCCACATGAGAACCAGACTGCTATTTTCATTGGTATTCCTCCAGCGCTTCAATCTGGCCAACGCCGCCACAGTTATCGCAATCTTCCATAACAGACTCAAAGTCGCCATGCCAAGTTGAGCTTTGGCGCACCCACACGTCACGCTCAACTTGGCCGTCGCCGTCGCACTCAGGGCAGTTAATTATATTGCTCATAGCATGGCACTCTTGATGAATAATGGCATGGCAAACAATGCCAAGAGAAATAAGATTTCGCCAGCGATTTCAAATTTACGTTTCATTTTGTTTCTCCCAGTTTGAGTGGGGAGCCGAAGCTCCCCGTGTTGCGTTATATGTCAACAATTTCGATTGTGTGGGCTGCTTCAATCCGAGCAAGGCGCTCGGCATTCTTTTTACGCGCCCATGCCATCATTGGTGATGTCCCGCGAGGCCCATCGTATCCCTGTTCAATCAACCACTTATGAACGCCGGGATATGCGCGGGTCGGCAGATACCCTCCAAACCCATAAACCTTGTCGCTCATCGCGCCCCTCGCCGTCTTGGCCGCTCTTGTGCGGTCGAGGCTATGGCCGCTCGCAATGATTTTGCCATCTACATTGCGCGTGATTGCCCATGCGGCTTTTACGTTGCGATGGCCTTTATATGTATCAGTAAAGCCGTTGCTAAATGTTGCGATAATTGTCATGCCCGTGTTCCCTTAGTTTGTGTTTATACAATCAGACTAATCCTTAAATCATCCTATGTAAATACCTAATTTACACTTGCACTAACTTTTTTTAGGATGTAACGTCCTATCAAATTAACCTTGGAGGGTGACATGAAGAAAGAGAGTCGAGTGGTCTTAAATGAGGCCCAGCATGAGGCGCTGACACTGGCCGCAGAGCGTGCTGGCATGGCGCTGGCCACGTTTATCCGGTCGGCAGCTTTGACCGCTGCGGCCAATGTAGGGATTTACGCCGAACAGCCGCGAGCTGACTAATGGTCAACGGGCGCAACAAGGGAGCAAGTTTTGAACGCGAGACGGCCAACGCCTTACGCGATGAGCTGGGTATTAACTTTAAGAGAAACCTAGAGCAATATCGAACCGCTGGCCACGCTGACCTGATCCCAGATGACCCGGCATTCCCGTTTACCTTGGAGCTGAAGCGATACGCCAGCGGCCCAATCGGCGGTGCGCCTGCATGGTGGGATCAAGCTGCGGGTGCTGCCGATCTTGATGGCAAGATGCCATGTCTAATTTACAAATACGACCGCAAACCAATCCGATGTGTGATCCCGTTGGCTGCGTTGACTGACTGCGATCACGACTACACAGCAGAGGTAGACTTTGAGACCTTCTGCTACATTGCGAGGGAGAAAATGCAATGACTGAGGATGAAATTAAATCCGTAATATCTTACGCAATTGAAGAATTTGCAAGCGAGTGGGCGCAACATGACAGCGGCCAGAATGTTGCTGACGCTATTGACTCTCTCAACCGAAGAGACGGCAACATAGTCGGCATCGCCAACGGCCTCCACCGATGCGGCTCGGCTTTAGAGAGCATTGCGAACACATATAGACGCGAGCTGGAAATGAAGATGGACGGTGAAATCCAATGATGATACCTGCCGACAAACTATCCAACACAGGATACCACGCCAAGAAAGACCACATATCGTCATCTGACGTGAAAATGGTTCACAGCAAATCGCTGGCACACTGGAAGGCGAAGACATACAGCTCAAGCCCGGTCTTTGATATGGGAACCGCCGTACACGCAATGGTGCTAGAAGATGGCAAGGGCGTCGTGCGTGGGCCAGAGACCCGCCGAGGTAAGGCTTGGACGGAAGCCTATGAGGAAGCACAGGCAAACGATCAGACCTTGCTGACCGCCGCCGACTATGACCTTGCGCGGAATATTGCCGATAGCGTGCTATTCCATCCAGCGGGTCAGCGTATGGCTGGCCCAACAACGGTCAACGAAGCCAGCTTCTTTGCCACCGACCCTGAGACCGGGCTTAAAATCAAATGCCGTCCAGATAGCTATTGGGATGCAAAAGGTGTCCTATACGATCTCAAGACGTGTCAGGACGCTTCACCACGCGGAGTGGCGAAGGACATGATCTCGTATAACTACGCAATCCAGCAAGCCTTCTATATGCACTGCTTAGAGCTGGCTGGCTATGAGGCGTCACAATTTGTGTTTGTTCACGTTGAGAAAACCGGCGGTCACTCGGTCTCGACAAACATCATCCATGAGGAATATCTTGATTGGGCTAAAGGCGAAATGCACATGACCCTGCGCAAGATTGCAAAAGCCAACGAGGCCCAGAAGTGGGACACTGGTTGGTCAGATCAAACTAATGTGATTGATCTGCCACGATGGCTGCGTTTAGATGCAGTCGAACTTTAATTAGCTTGGAGAAAAACAGATGGCTAAAACAGACTTTAAACCAGTAATGATTCGCAACGTGGAATTTAAATATCCTCGGCTGAATGCGTGCTATCGCTACAACACGTCCGAAAAGAAGAGCGAAGAGTGTGCGCCAACAGCGTCAAACGCAGCATACTCTATCGCTTGGGAGATGACCGCTGAGGAAGCGAAGACGCTGCACGCAGAGCTGAAGGCACATTATGAGACGTGCCAGACGAAAGCGCCATTCGGTAAGATTTTCGGCATGAAGAAACTTGACAGCGGCAACTATGAGTTCCGCGCCAAGCGCAACGGCACGAATAGCCAAGGCCAGCAGAACGAAAAACCTCGCGTCATTGATGGCATGAAGCAACCGCTGGCAGACACGGCTTTCTGGGGTGGCTCAAAGGGCAGCATCAAGGTCACTGCGTATCCCGTGACAGATCCCGACGGCAACGGTGGCGTCAGCTTGCTTATAGATACTGTGCAAGTCACGCACGCAGTTTATGGTGGCGGTGGTCTGGATGACTTCGATGAGGTGCCGACAACGATGTCTGGCGGCGTTGATGAAGCTCTCGATGACTTTGGTCCGGCCGCTGCGTCAGCACCGCAGTCTGCTCCAGCGCCAGCTGAACTAGAGGACGAAATACCCTTTTAGGTAAAAGAAAACCCCCGGCAGTTGGGACGCTGCCGGGGGGTAACATTAAAGCGAACCCGAGATTGGATGGAGAAAGGTCCGAACATGCACAGACTAACAAAGACAAGCGAAGTTGGCAAGAAACACATGCTGATTGCAGCTGGTGCGCGCGACACTCGCATTAATGACGCCGGGTCACAATATGACGGCACCACCATAGCCGAAATAGCTAAGCTCGTTAGCGAGCCACAGGCGACCGAAAAGGCCGACGCAAAGTTTTTCATTCCGTCAACATACCGCGAGCATGACGGCAGAAGCCACGCCGCCCAGCGCGAAAGGGGCGAGTATTGGATGTTGGCCGTTGACGTTGACGAGGGCGATCCATCGCTGACCGAAGTGAAGACCGCCGTTGAGCGGGTCACAGGCAACGCATCCGCACTGATCTATTCGTCATCCGGGGCCAGCGAAGACAACCGCAAGTGGCGCGCACTCATCCCGCTGTCAGAGCCGATCAGCGGTGAAGACTACGTTGACGCACAGCTCGCTCTGTTTGACCTTATGCAGCAGGAAGGCATCACATGCGACGCTGCACTCTCACGCACGGGTCAGCCAATCTACCTGCCCAACGTACCGCCTGCGCGCAGAGATAGCTTGGGTCAACCACAGTTTTACCACGGCCTGCGCAACAGAGGCGAGGGATTACTCATCCCAACCGAAAGCAAAATCTGGGCAAACTTAGAGTTTCGCCGGAAGAATGAGGCCATTGCAGCAGAACGTGCAGCCGCCGAGCGCCAGCTGCGTGCGCAAAATCGTGCGCAACAGCAAAAAGATTTTGATGACGTTGATCCAGTTGCCGAGTTCAACCGTAGTAATACAATAGCTGACATGATGCTGCGCCACGGTTACGAGAAGCTGGGCCGGTCAGACAGCTACCGCTCACCCATGCAGACATCCGGCTCACACGCCACCAAAGATTTCGGCACGCACTGGGTCAGCCTGTCAGGCTCAGATAGAGCGGCAGGCATCGGCCAAACCAGCGCAGAGTTTTGCTGGGGTGATGCCTTCGATCTCTACTGCTATTTTGAACATGATAACGATATGCGAGCCGCCGTGCGCACTTACGCCGCCGAGTTGCGGCCCAGCAAGTTTGATGAGGTCAATCAGCAGCTGCCTGAGCCAGACGACGGGCTGGATGATTTCGACACTATACCCGGCCCTGAGATTGAGCCTGAGAGCCAACCTGAGCCTGCACCCAAGCTCGAATGGCCAACACCCGTCGGAACTATCGACGAAGCAAGTTTACCGCGCAGGCGGTGGATTTACGGGCATCACCACATTCGCGGCTTTGTCAGCGTCACGGCGTCTGCCGGGGGCATCGGCAAAACTTCGCTCACGATGGTGGAGGCGTTAGCTGTGGTGACTGGGCGACCATTGCTGGGTGAGAAGGTGCATGAGCCAACAAATGTTTGGATCGTCAATTTAGAGGACGATATGACGGAAATGCAGATCAGGCTGGCCGCAGCTATGAAGCAACACAACGTCACGCACCCAGAAATCGCCGGCAAACTATTCATGGACGCCGAAGACACAATCGGCATCACGCTTGCTGCGGAAACAAGAGATGGCATTGAGACCAACGACGCCTTCCTGAGCCACATGCGAGATAAAATTAAGGCAAACAACATCGGCCTCGTGATAATCGACCCATTTATCTCGACGCACGAAGTCAACGAAAACTCCAATATGAGTGTGCAGAAGGTGGTCGCAATGCTGCGCCAGCTGGCCAGAGAGGCTGGCTGTGCCGTGCATGTGGTTCACCATGTGCGCAAAGGTAACGGTGAGGACGCCGACATTGACTCAGTGCGCGGCGCAGGTTCACTGATTGGCGCAGCTAGAGCAGCCAGAGTTATAAACAAAGTGAAGTTTGAGGACGCAGTAGCGCTCGGTGTGCCAGAAGCCAACGCAACGGGCGTTTTCCGAGTGGACGATGGCAAAGCTAATCTCAGCGCACCATTGCCAGCCGACAAAGCAATCTACCGCCGCATGGTCAGCACGCAGCTGGACAACGGCGAATATGTCGGCGTGGCCGTTGAGTTTAAGCTGCCAGACCAGTGGGCGGGCATGACAACCCGTGTGGTCAATAATATGCTGGATCTGATCGACAAAGGCCCAGAGGACGGCGAGAAGTATTCCATCAGGCCGCAGGACAAGCAACGCTGGGTCGGTGCAGTTATCACAAACTACAGGTTCTCAGACCTAGACCATACAAAGTCAGCAGGGCAGGCAAAGACAATCCTGCGCCAGTGGGCCGACGAAGGCTTACTGGAGGAAATTGTCTATCACAGCCCAAGCCAGCGCAGGGAGCGCAAAGGCATCGTATCAACGGGCAGAGTTGGGGAGATGAACTGATGAGACGTAAGTGGACAGGCAATTGGAGCGATTGCTTCTATAGGTATGACGATAACGAGCAATTTAATAACGTGAAAATGTTTACAAGCATAGCCGCATATTTGGGCGACCTGTGCGGTGGCGAGGAAGCACTGTACTGGCCAAACTACGAAAAAGCGCCTTGGCACCTTCAATGCGAAATCACGGTCAATGGAAGGCCAACGGAGATGAACTTCTGGCCACACAAAGCAAAGGCCCAGATCAGCTACCAAAAGGCGACTGAGGGGTGGATGGAAATTCACATGCTGATAAACTCAGTATTCCTTGCCAACGACGATGACGAGGAGGATGATTTCGATGTTATCGAGTAGTGCGTCAGTGGAAAATTTCAGTGACGCATGTGTGACGCGCAGTGACGCATTGCTGAAATTCGGTCAATTTGTGGGTGATTCGGAAATCTCGCAAACCCCTTATTTATATAGTGCGTCAGTGGATTTGCTGAATTTTCCTACGGAAAATTTACCTCCAGTGACGCACTTTGTCAAGGCGCAGGTCTTAAAAAGAGTTCGCCAAAGCGAACACTCTCTTTTTTTGAGACGACCAGCAGCTCCACTGTCCCGCCTTCCTTCGCTGGCGCGAAGTCGGGCCAGAGGCGCAGCTTTGCGTCCTAACGCCAGCTGGCAGGGTTGGCAGGGTTATCAGGGTTTACGGGAGTTGGTCCACAATGGCTAAAAAAGCAAAACCAAAGTCGGATAAGGCTAAAGCAGCGATGGCCAATCGTGGCACGTTTGAAAGCAAGCATACTGACTATGCAGATCCGATCCACTACAAGGTCGCAGCG